CCAGGCGGTGTTACACTAAATGGGCGTGCTCTATTTGACGATGCTAATGCTGAGATTCAAAAGATTGAAGAAGACTTTGAATCGCGTTATCAGTTCCCGCCAGATTTTTACTGCGGTTAGTCCAACTGTTTATAAATAACTCCAATGGCGCGCAATGTATATTTTTCGCACGGTACGCGAAGTGAGAAGCATCTTTATGAAGACATCATAATTGAAGCTATGCAGATCTACGGGCATGATGTATATTATATACCACGCAAGGTGGTGCAATTGGATACCGTTTTAAATGAAGATATGCTTTCACGTTTTGAGAGTGCATTTAAAATTGAAATGTATGTTGAGAGCGTGGATGGCTTTGAAGGAGATGGCAAACTGATGAATAAGTTTGGGTTTGAGTTCAGAGACCAAGTTACTTTTGTTGTAGCTAATCGCCGTTGGAATCAGTTGATTGGGCGCTATGGTGTTACTGAAGGTGGTGCACGCCCTCGTGAAGGCGATCTTATATATGTTCCGTTGACAAAAGGTTTATTTGAGATTCGTTATGTTGAAGATAAAAAACCATTCTACCAAGCTGGTCAAGTTCCTACATTTAAACTTACATGTGAGAATTTTGAGTATAGCAATCAAGCGCTTGATACCGGTGTTGGCGAAGTTGATGCTATAGAATACACCGCGGCTCAAGCACAAAGTGTGCGCACAACTAGTGTGGCTGGGCAAACCTTCGTTGCAGGCGAAACACTAACAGTTAGTTTGTCTGGCACAAGCTTTACTGGAACGGTTGAATTTCTTGGTTATTATAAAGATAGCAATGGTGTGGTGCGTACCAAAATTGGAGTACCGTCTTGGAATGACACAGCCTATCATATTATAGATGCAGGCGATACACTGACCAGCATTGATAGTGGCTATGTTGTTACAATTCAAGAAGTATACCCAATGAGTAGTACCGATGAAGACTCATTTGAAAACGACCTTAATGCTCAAAACGATGTTTTTGAAACCAACGGAGCTGAATACATCGACTTTAGCCAGATGAATCCATTTGGAGAACCAGATCAATAACATATATGTTGGACAATTCTTACTACTATCATGGAACTATAAAAAAGATTGTGTCTGTATTTGGCACTCTTTTCAACAACATTCATACCGGAAAGTTGATTGATGGAAAGTTGACGGCAGTTACACGTGTTCCTATTGCATATGGCCCGCGTGAACATTGGCTTGCACGTATTCGGCAAAACACAGTTGACCAAAAAGAAACTGAAATTGCTATAAAGGTTCCGCGCATGAGCTTTGAAATAACAAGTATAGCATATGATAATGCGTCCAAATTGAATCGGCTTAATCAAGAAATTGTAAATACCAATACTGCAACTGGTAAAAAAAATTATTATTGGCAAACCGTACCATACATAATTGGCATGCAACTTAGTATATATGCACGCAATCAAGATGATGCATTGCAAATATTTGAGCAAATCATTCCAACATTTCCACCTGAGTATAGCGTAACTGTTATAGACTTGGCTGTACCAGGAACAAAAACCGTGGTGCCTATTACACTAACTGGCACTACTTTTAGTGATGATTATGAAGGAGATTATCAGGGCACTCGCCGTACTCTAATCTATACACTTGACTTTAACCTTAAAGTTCAATTTGCTGGCCAAACCAACACATCGAGCATCATCAAAAATATTGATGTTAACTTCCTTGATACAACTGCAACCACCCGCGGATTCCCACTAGACAAAGTTAATGTGAAGCTTGGCAATATGACAACCGACACACCTGACAATTATACTGTGGTTACTACATTTGGGTTTGAATAATTTATAGTATGAGTCTCAAACAAACAAAAACACGACAAGACATACTTGATTCGCTACAAAACAATTTACCAGCGGTTGTTGCAGAGCCTGTGGTGCAAAGCATCAAAAGTATGTTGCCATCAGCGGATGATATTAGTGTTGATGTAGAGGAAGACTACAACTTTGCACGCGATCATATTAAAAAGTTGATTGGAACAAGTGATGAAGCAATTGCAACAATGCATGCACTTGCGGCCGACGCTGAACACCCACGCGCATTTGAAGTGCTAGCTGCAATGATTAAGAGTGCTGCGGATATGAATAGTCAATTGCTAACATTGCAACGCGACCGCAAGAAACTTGTGATTGAACCTGCGGCTCCAAAGAGTCTAACTGTTGGCTCCAATACCACAAACAACAGTATCTTTGTTGGAACAACCACTGAATTGCAGAAGTTCCTTAAAAGTCAAAGCGAAACAACAGTTGATGTTTGACCATCCCTTCGGGAACCTGCGGTCGAATGGATATATAATTAGATTGCCATTAGCGGTTTGATCTAAATCAATTGTAACAGGTTTGCAAAACTTGTAAAGGTAAAAATTTAATAATATGTCGAGTCATCCAAATGCATACAACGGCAACCCACACGTGAAGGGCGATGGTGTGCAGCAAAACTTTACGGCACATGAGATAGTTGAATATCAGCGCTGCATGGCCGATGTTGGTTATTTTTGCGAGCATTATGTAAAGGTTATACATCTTGATCACGGGCTAGTTCCTTTCAAGCTGCGCGGCTATCAGGAAAAGATGGTGCAACATTTTAGTGATAACCGTTTCAATATAGTATTAGCATGTCGTCAAAGTGGTAAAAGTATTACGAGTGTGGCATGGCTCCTTCACTATGTCATCTTTAATCCTGACAAGACTATTGGTATACTTGCCAACAAAGGTGCAACTGCACGTGAGATGCTGAGCCGTTTAACACTAATGTTGGAGAATCTACCATTCTTCCTGCAGCCTGGGTGTAAGGTATTGAACAAAGGTAGTATCAAGTTTAGCAACAACAGCCAAATTATTGCAGCGGCCACAAGCGGCAGTAGTATTCGTGGCTTGAGTATGAATTGTGTGACCGGTGATACTAAAATTTGCATATATGAAAATGGCGCAATTTACTATGTTAAAATAGATGATTATATAAATAAAAGTAAACTCATCGAGGAACATATGTACTATACAGTTTACAAAATCACTAATAAAATTAATGGCAAAATTTATGTAGGTTATCATTCTACATGCAACATGGATGATGGATATATGGGATCGGGTAAGCTGATAAGAAGAGCTGTTGAAAAGTATGGAGTTGACCAATTTAATAAAGAAATATTAGCTGTATACAATACCAAGGAAGAAGCTGAGGCTGAAGAAAAAAGAATTGTTGATCGTGACTTTACTTTAAGAGAAGACACTTATAACTTGTCCATTGGAGGTAACATTTGTGTACTACATGGTAAAAATAATGGATTTTACGGAAAGACACATAGTAAAGAAACTCGTGAAAAATTAAGTAAACAAAAAACCGGATTACCTACGGGAAATGGTTATAAAATAGCACATACCGATGGTAGAATATTCCATACCGTAGAGGATGCAATAAATGAATTGGGTTATCTTAAAGATTGTAATGCCCACGCTGCACGAGTAAAAGTAATTTATGAATGCGGTAATCCTAATGGTAATATACAGTATGAATTGCCTGATATTCAATATGCAGCCGAAGAATTTTATCATAAAAGAAACCAAATGACAGAAGCTTTACCTGAAACAAGAAAAGCTAATGGCCGTATTGTATCGCAAAAATTAAAAGGTATGCCTAAACCAGACGGGTTTGGCAAAAAAATTAGCAAGGCATTGACTGGTATGAAAAAGAGTGCAGAACACGTTTCAAAAATAAATCATAATCCTGAAAAGATACGTAAGACTGCTGAAAAACATCGCGGTATGAAACGTAGTGCAGAATCTAAAGATAAAATGTCACTTGCAAAAAAAGGAATGATTGCAAAAAACAAAGGTAAAAAATACTTTACTGATCCTTCTGATGCATCCAAAAGAGGATATTATTTTCCGCATGAAGCTCCAGCTGGATGGGTTAACACAACTAAGAAATGATTGAGGTATTAACACATAAAGGGTTTAAGCAATTTGATGGAATACTAAATAAGGGTGTTTCAGATAGTCTTCTACATATTGTATGTACTGCTGATAAGAATATCAAATGCACGCCTGATCATGAACTTTTAATGGGTGATGGCGAAACATATATCCCTGCAAGATTTTTACAAATTGGAGATGTGCTTTACACAAATATCCGCATAGAAAATATAGACGAAATTGCCAATGAACGTGTCTATGATTTGCTAAATGTTAAAGATACTCATGCATATTATACAAATGGATTGATTAGTCATAACTGTATTTTTCTTGACGAATTTGCGTTTGTTCAAAATGCTAATGAGTTTTATACAAGTACCTATCCTGTTATTTCATCTGGTAAAGATACCAAGGTAATCATCACAAGTACTCCTAATGGTGTAGGCAATATGTTTTACCGACTATGGGAAGGCGCTATACAGCAAACTAGTGAATTCAAACCATTCACAATCAAATGGAGCGATGTTCCTGGGCGTGATGAAGCATGGAAAAGACAAACCATTGCCAACAGTAGTGAGTTGCAGTTTGCACAAGAATTTGAAGTCAACTTTATTGGCAGCAGTGCCACACTAATTAGTAGTGAAGCGCTGTTGGGTCTAAAAGGAGTTGAGCCAAGCAAGCGTCAATATGGTATACGTTACTATGACGATCCTGTTGAAGGCCATGACTATATCATGACGGTTGATGTTTGCAAAGGGCGAGGGCAGGACTATAGCACATTTACAGTTTTCGATGTTAGTACCATGCCATTCAAGACGGTGTGTACTTACCGTGATAATCTAATTAGCCCACTGATATATCCAGAATTGATAGTGCGTGCCGCCAAGCAATATAACAATGCAATGGTGGTTATTGAAAATAATGATGCTGGACAAGTTGTTTGTAATGCTGTATACTATGAATATGAATATGATAATATGTTTGTATCAAGTGCGGTCAAAAGCAACGGCATTGGCGTGGTAATGACAAAAAGAGTTAAACGAATTGGCTGTAGTAATCTTAAAGACTTGATTGAAAGCGGTAAGCTGGAAGTATGTGATATAGACACCATTTCAGAACTTAGCAGCTTTGAGCCAAAGGGCGACAGCTATGCGGCGCGTGGAAGTACGCACGATGACTTGGTAATGAATCTTGTAATGTTTTCATGGTTTGTTAGCACTGATGCATTTGGCGGTATAAGTAATGTTGATCTTAAGCAACTCTTGTATAGCGAAAAGATACGAGAAATGGATGAAGACGTTCCGCTGTTTGGAATCATAAACAACTATGTGTCAGACGCGCCAGAAAGCTCACAATACTATCAAGACGCACTAGAGCAAAATCGAGAATGGAATGGCCTGTAAAACAATGTATTTTATAAATAGGATTATTGAAAGTCTTCTTATTATGACAACTTATTATAACACAACAACTGAGAAATAAAAAAATATGGCACTAACATCAGCCGGCGTCGAAATTAAAGAAATCGACCTAACAAACATCGTACCTTCACTTGCTACCAGCTTAGGTGGTTATGCAGGATCATTCAACTGGGGCCCTGCGGGTCAACTGGTTAACGTAAGCTCTGAAAAAGATCTTATTACACTATTTGGTGCGCCAAATAATACAAACACATTGCAAACAGCAAGCTTTTTCACAGCTGCCAGCTTTCTAAAATATGGCAACAGTCTTAAAGTTTCTCGTTCGGTTGAAGCAACCGATTATAATGCAGCCTCACCATTTTTAACCACAGCAACTGGAGTAATTACTGTATTAAATTCGACACCTACTGCTGGAGGTACTCTTTATACCGTAGGCGACATTCTTACCATTAGCGGTGGAACTACAGGAAATCTTGCAACTGTAACAGTCACAACTATTAGCGGTGGCGGTGCAACAGGACCGGTCACTGGAGTATCCCTTATTTCAGGCGGTTCGGGTTATACATCTGGTGCTGGTAAAGTTACAACAGGTGGAACTGGGTCTGGCTGTACATTAAATATAACAACCGTCGATGCTGGTTTTACTTATAGCGCATACAGCCCAGTACTTATTAAAAACAAAGATGTGTTTGATGCTATTACAGGCACAAATACTCTTAAAAGTGCAATCGTTGCGCGCTATGCAGGATCATTAGGCAATACACTTAAAGTTGTGATTTGCCGCGCAAATGCATTGGCAGCCGGAGGAACTGGTATTACTGCACGTACTGATGCTAGCGTGTTTTCATATGTCCCAGGCACAAGTACATATGCTACAGCTGTTGCAACTGCAAATAGCACACCAAGCACATTAGCTACCAACTTGAGCAAAGTTGTTGATGAAATTCATGTTGCTGTTATTGATAGCGACGGTTCATTTACTGGTACTGCCGGCACCGTCCTTGAAAAATATGAAGGCCTTTCACTGTTTACCGATGCAAAAACCGAAAACGGTGCAACTAATTATTATCGTGAGGTAATTAACCGTGCTTCAAATTACATCTATATCAATAAATTAAAAGACTCCCGTATTACAACTGGTACCGCTGGCGTTGTTGAAGATGAATTTGAAATTACTGATGTTACAGCTTTAAGCGCAATTACAACTCCTCTTGGTGATAAAGCAAGCACAGGTGGTGTAACCATCACATTAACTGGTGGCGCAAACGTTGCAATGACTCCTACTGGTATGTCTACTGCATACGACTTGTTTGCTGACTCACAAAGCGTTGACATTGGTCTGCTGTTTGGTGAAGTTCACACTACAACAGCTACTGCAGTTACTAATGATGCTAAACTTTCGGCTATTGTGAATGCTCGAAAAGATTGCGTTGGTTTCATGAGTGCTCCAATGAGTATTACTGGTCAATCTACTGATACTGGTCGCTTTGGCGAAATTACAACAAAGCTAGGTACAACTGGTTGCCCAGTTAGCAGTTACATGGTAATGGATTCTTCTCCAGTTTACGTGTACGACAAGTATAATGACAGCTATCTTTATATTCCTGCTTGCGGCCATGTCGCTGGCTTATGCGCAAATACTGACGCTGTTGCTGATGCATGGTTTAGCCCAGCTGGGTTTAATCGTGGTCAATTGCAAGATGTAGTTAAACTTGCATACAATCCAAATCAAGCTGACCGTGATGCTTTGTATACTAAAGGTGTTAATCCAATTAGCGCATTCCCAGGTCAAGGGATTGTATTGTATGGCGATAAAACACGTTTGGCAAAGCCAAGTGCATTTGATCGTATCAATGTTCGCCGCCTCTTCATTACACTTGAAAAGGCAATTGCTAATGCGTCTAAATTTCAATTGTTTGAACAAAACGATGACTTTACACGTGCAGCATTTAAGAATATTGTTGAGCCATATCTGCGTGATGTTCAAGGCCGTCGTGGTATCACTGACTTCCGCGTTGTTTGTGATACTACAAACAACACTGGCCAAGTAATTGACGGTAACCGTTTTGTTGCCGACATTTATATCAAACCAACTCGTTCAATCAACTTCATTACTCTCAACTTCGTTGCTACTCGCACAGGCGTTGAGTTTAAAACAATTGTTGGTGCATAATATAAATAAACTTATAACAATTTAACATAGAAAAATAATATGGCTGGAATCGAAGATTTTAAATCAAAACTAACAGGCGGTGGAGCTCGTCCAAACTTGTTTAGAGTAGTACTAGCATGGCCTGGAGCATCTGCTCTCGATCAAGAAAAAGCAAGCTTCTTGATTAAAGGCGCAGGCTTGCCTGCAAGTGTAATTGGTACCGTTGAAGTACCATTCCGCGGTCGCAAATTAAAAATTGCAGGTGACCGTTCATTTGAAACATGGACCATTACTGTTATCAATGATAACAATATGACCATCCGCACAGCATTTGAAAATTGGATGAATCTCATCAATGCACATAGTGAAAATGTATCGGCCTATAGTGGCGGAAACTCATTGAGCTACATGGCACAAATGCAAGTTCAACAACTTGACCGTAGTGAAAACGTATTAAAAGAATATACATTCAATGGTGCGTATCCAATCAACATAAGTCAAATTGAGCTTAGTTATGATACAACGGATGCTATTGAAGAGTTCACAGTTGAAATGAATTACCAATACTGGACTGATATTGTAAATAACATTATCTAAACCATAAAGGCGTTTACTGAGCAGGAGCATGTATATATGTGCTCCTGCTCTTATTATATATAAACTATATGAAAATATTTGGATTTGAAATAACCAAGCGCTTGGGCAAAGATGCAACTGAAGAAAAAGATTCTTTGCAAAGCTTTGCTTTACCGGTTGACAATGAAGGCGCAGCATATGTTAGTGCCGCAAACAGTGCTGCTGGTTATTACGGTCAGATCCTTGATATTGATGGTGGTAGTCTAAACAACGAAAAGGATCTTATCTTGCGCTATCGTGCTAGTGCAGTTCAACCAGAGTGCGATGCGGCCATCACGGAAATTGTAAATGGAGCAATTGTAAATGACAGCGATGGCGCACCGGTCAATTTGATTCTTGATAATGTTGAGCTAGCTGATAATATCAAGAAAAAAATTCATGAAGAATTTGCAAAAGTTCTTCAACTTTTAGATTTTACTTATACAGGCTTTGACTTGTTTCGCCGTTGGTATATTGATGGGCGTATATATTTCTACCTAATTATGGATCCAAAGAAGCCTAAGGACGGCATCAAAGAGATTCAACAAATTGATCCGCTAAAGATCAAAAAGATTAAAGAAGTTAGTACTCGTATTGACCGCGCAACTGGTGTCAAGACGAGTGAAATTACCGATGAATACTTTATGTATACCGACGATTTTAACGCTAGTAGCGGCGCTAGTGGCTTAAAGATTGATCCTAATTCTATTGTATATGTACCAAGCGGTGTATTGGATGAGAATGGAAAGGTTAGTATAAGTCACATTCATAAGGCTGTTAAACTTGTGAATCAGTTGCGCATGATGGAAGATGCATTGGTCATCTATCGTATTGCGCGCGCGCCCGAGCGCCGTATTTTCTATATTGATATTGGTAACCTTCCAAAAGGTAAAGCCGAAGAATATGTACAAGGCATTATGGCCAAGTATCGCAATAAGCTAATGTATGACGCCAACACTGGTGAAATACGCGATGATCGCAAGACCATGAGTATGCTTGAAGACTTTTGGTTACCGCGTCGTGAAGGCGGTCGAGGTACTGAAATTACAACACTTCCTGGTGGTGAAAACCTTAGTCAAATTGAAGATGTTATCTACTTTAAGAAAAATCTTTACAAGTCGCTAAATGTTCCATCAAGTCGTCTTGAGAGTGAAACCATGTTTAACGTTGGTCGCAGCACTGAGATTAACCGTGAAGAAATAAAATTCCAAAAGTTTATCAACCGTTTGCGCCGAAAGTTTAGTACGCTGTTTATTGACATGCTGCGTGTTCAATTGATTCTTAAAGGAATTATTACGCAGGATGATTGGAATAACATACGTCAAAACTGTAGCATTGACTATATTGAGGACAACTTCTTTAGCGAACTTAAGGACTTTGAAATTATGAAAGAGCGCCTTGAAATGTTGGGAAGTATTGAAGGTCAGATTGGTAAATACTATAGTGAGAAATGGGTACGCTCAAATATTCTAAATCAGAGTGAAGATGAAATTGAAAAGATGAATGAGCAAATTAAAATTGAAGCTGCAGAAGCTGAGGCTCCTACTGATGGCGAAGCCGATGTTCCTGATGAAGATTTTGCTACCAATGAAAATGATTTGGATATAGATAATACTCATAAGGAAGAAATTCATGAAGCTCAATTGAAAATGATTGAAAGCATGACCAAAATTCTAGAAGAATAACATTATGTCGTCTGTTAATGATGTATTACCAATTGCTCTATATAAGAAACTTCAAAAACAATTAGAACCAATTGTAGAAAAGCTCAATCATCTTGAGCACGCTACAAATATAATTGAAGCTAAAGAAGGGCCGCGGGGTGCAACTGGCAACAGAGGTGAGGCTGGCGCCCAAGGAGAACGCGGCGCAACTGGTGCACGAGGGCTTCAAGGAGAACGCGGTGAAACTGGTGCCCGTGGCATTCAAGGCGCGCAAGGTATACAAGGGATTCAAGGAGAACGAGGTCTTGATGGAGCAACTGGTGCTCAAGGTATACAAGGCGAGACTGGCGCCCAAGGAGAACGTGGAGAGCAAGGGTTAGATGGAACACCTGGCGCTCAAGGAGAACGAGGTCTTGATGGAGCAACTGGTGCTCAAGGTATACAAGGCGAACGTGGAGAGAAAGGTGACATTGGCTCTCAAGGCGCGCAAGGTATACAAGGGATTCAAGGAGAACGCGGTCTTGATGGAGCAACTGGTGCTCAAGGTATACAAGGGATTCAAGGAGAACGAGGTCTTGATGGAACACCTGGTGCTCAAGGAGAACGCGGCCTTGATGGAGCAACTGGTGCTCAAGGTATACAAGGCGAGACTGGCGCTCAAGGAGAACGAGGTCTTGATGGAGCAACTGGTGCTCAAGGTATACAAGGCGAGACTGGCGCTCAAGGAGAACGAGGTCCAGCTGGACCATCAGGTAAAGATGCAATTATACCTGAC